ATGCCATATGAACAGTTTGATAGTTGCGATGGGGATAACAAGATATCCATTGCTCCATCATGTTCGCTTGAGGAACAAGAACGAATTCGTAAGCATAATGCGCTGATTCCAGATTGTAAACCGATGTTTATGAGATATATCTATGACGCATTGAATAGAGACCTCATCAAATATGATAAAGCATTTGATAATACGAGCAAATACAACAATGGTATAAGGCTCTTGGAATTGTTGAACGCTGAATACGACGCTTTGGACACAGAAAGCCAAAAGGCACTCGATAAATATTTCAGGTTCCTTCCTGCGATTGATAGTCCTTGTAATATGAATAAGATTTGCAGACGTTTTGAACAGTTGCAGAAGCATCTACAGAAATCAAAGGGTGCCAAGAATATGTTGCCGTTATACACGACATCTCAGAAGCTCGATGAGGAAGTGTTATCTCAGTTAAAGGAAATCATTGATTTATTCCAGCGACAAAAGAGGTTTATTACAAGGACGAACAACACAGTGAACATTGACAGTAATAAGCAAATTGCAAAGGACACAAAGGAACGATTTGATGCGTTGTATGCGCATATCAGAGATAAGGTTATGTCTCTTGTAGGCGGAGATGTTCAAGAGGCATACAATTACTTGGTGGAACTAAACAGACGTAATTGTTGCTCAGAGTCCACGGTGTGGGCATTACTGGATGATGCTATGTTGTTTGTAATACCACCGAAGAAATACAATGAGGAGGACGCTGCATGAGTAATGTGATTTGTTTTGATAGAGTGGCAGAAGCAAAGAGTATCCTTAAGTCTGGTATTAGCGGGACAAGCATTCGTGGAAGAAGCGAATTGAAGACCGCTGCATGGTATCTGATTAACAAGACAACATATACCATTAAACAGATAGAGAGTCGCTTACGCCAAGCCTCTGAAGACTATTTCAGGGGTATGACCGATAAATACATAGATGAGAGCATTAAGGATGTGATTGCATCCGTGAAAAGAGAAAATGATGAATTGGTTGCCGAGGATTCATCTCTTCCCCTCGTTATCTATAAGGAAGAACTGGAACAAATTGAAAAAATCAAACATGATGATTCAGAGAGACTGGCATTTATATTTCTCTGTGTATCAAAGATGATTCCATTCGAGCAAATATATGAGTGTAACTCAGAAATGTATCAGCTTGCCTGGAAGTATAAATACGACAATGACACCAAGACTGTATTGCAAAAACAGGTCAGACGTAGAGTTGGCGGGCAAGAACCAACCAAGCGAGTGAATCGTTTATGCCAAGCCGGTATCATCAAGTATTCTACTCGAATCAACACAGCCTACAAAAAGTCCAAGGAGAAGCCTCCTGCCTCAACGACGTTTTCTGTGCCAATTTTGAAAAGCGAAGGCGAGATTGCTTTTGTTATTGAAAAGCCTGACAAAGACTCCCTCGTTCTCTATTATGACCGATATAAAGGATACAAAGGGCTTATTAACTGTGAACAATGCGGTAAACCTGTATTACGAACAGGTCGTCGTCAAAAGTACTGTCCTCTCTGTGCCGATGTTATAAATCATCACCCTGAAAAAAGGGATTTATGATTCTTATTTCAGTGACTAACAGTATTATCTTACGAGGAAATTGGTTTCAATAATCCCATAACCATCGTGTTTGTGTGCGTCGTAAAAATTGAATCGTAAACCTGCTATAATCCGTGTCACAAAACGTATTATGGAAGAAAAATAAATTCAATTTCACACAGATTAACAATCAGATAATTAGAGTAAGAAGGGAGGCTGCGCAGTTGGATTCAACTATTTCTATCCAAAACCAAGTGAAGACATATCTCGCTCAAACTGGTCGAAAGAAGAAGTGGCTGGCAGCGCAGTTAGAAGTATCCCCTGCGGTGCTTTCTCAGTGGCTTGTCGGCAAATCCACTTTTTCAGAAAAGAGATTGCATGACATCAGAGAAATCATGCGAAACAATGCGTAATACAAAATTTACGCCACAAGTCGATATTGGTCAAATGTTAGGCATATGCCAATAAGCATAAGCTTTACCGACCAACAATACATAGCGGGTGGGCAGTGAGTCTACCCGCTATTACTATTTTGTTATTTGTTGTATGAGTGATGGTTTTGTTTCTTGTCTTTCACAATCAATTAACTTAACTGTCCAATCGTGTCAACTTATAAAACTTTATTGGTGATTGTATTGGTATCCATGCAAAGTAAATGTGAGAGTCTGGAAGACATCGTATATCTTCCTGTACCAGATGCTATGGGTAGTGGTATAACCCAAAAATAACTACTTAGGAGGAATATATAATGAACATTCAGGACATGACCATTACAAGTCTCGAAACGATTTCTGCGTTTGATGTCGTAACGGGCAATTTTATGTTTACACTCGATGAGCTTCAGAGCGCATCAATCAACCAGTCTCAGGAGCAGACCGAGATTACTGGTAAGGGCGGCAGAAAGCTCGCAAATCTGAAGAAGAATAAGTCCGTTACTATCAGTGGCACTAACGGTCTCGTTTCTGGTGGTCTGATGGAAATTCAGACTGGCAGTAAGTTCGAGAACAAGGCTACTGAAGTTATGTGGACGGACTATATTACTGTTACCGGTAACGCTGCCACCACTTCTTACATTGCAGTTGGCACAACTGGCAATGAGATTGAATCTATCTATGTGAAGAATTCTAACGGCACTCTGGGTGAGCCCCTGACTCAGGACGCATCTGTTTCTGCAGGTAAGTTCACTTATAACCCCGGCACGAAGACTATTTCCTTTAACGAAGGTGAAATCGCTGACGGTACTGAAATTGTAGTTTACTACAAGAGAAAGATTCAGGCAAATGTTATGGAGAACTTGTCTGACCATTATTCTGGTAAGGCTTCTCTGTATATTGATGCATTTGCAGAGGATAAGTGTGCCAATATTTACAGAGTTCAGTTCTACATCCCCAAGGCTGACTTCTCTGGTGAGTTCTCTTTCGAGATGGGCGACAACCAGACCGTTCATGCTTTCGAGGCTGAGGCTCTGGCTGGCGCTTGTGGCGCAGGCAATCAGCTCTGGACTTATACTGTCTTCGGTGCTAACGCTTCCGATGCGGCATAAGTAATACATATTTAACTTTTTGTTATCCACGAATGTTTTCTGACAATATCTTTCACATTCGTTGATATATCCGCCCTGTTGTCGATGCGTTAATGCGTTGACGACAGAGGCGGCTTTTTTATACGCAGTACTAATTTCAGTCATTGTTAGTACGAATAACGCGGTATAAAGCCACAAAGATGAGTTTTACAACAGCTCATTGGCATTCATCTCCTCCTTCCAATACCAAAGATTGAATGCCCGGCGTGCTCCCGGTCGTTAATACGGGGGACTCCTTATATTACTAACACGATAACAACAAGGGTACTGTTAGAAGAACTTGCGAGGGCTTTATAACAGTAAACTGGAAAGGATTCGTTATGGAAAACAATCAAACTAATACCAACTCTGTTGATAATCCTACCGAGGTGTCTACAGAAACAACTCAGGTAGAGACTACCAATGGTGAGAATAAAAATCCTGCCGAGGACACTGTAACGATGTCTAAGGCAGATTACGACAAGGCGATTCAAGCTGCAGAAGACCGTGTCCGTACCAAATACTCAAAGAGTATTAAGGCATTGGAAGAGAAAGTTGCAGAACTTACTCCTGTTGCAAAGACTGATGCGGAAATTGCTCTCGAAAAACGCCTTGCCGATATTGAACAAAAGGAAAAGGAGAATGAAGCAAAAGAAAAGGCTCTCAATTTGAAGACCTCGCTTCAGTCTCACAACATTGATGTGGCTATTGCAGATTATCTTAGCCCCGATGTTGATATCGAAGCATTTAGTGCCGATATCGAAAAACTTATTACTGCTCGTCTGGTGAGCGGTGGATATAAACCTTCTGGACATCAGACAAGCCAGCCTATCTCTAAGGACGAGTACAAGAATCTTTCCTATGACGAAATGGCTGAACTGTACAGTCGTGACCCCGAAGCGTGGAAACGACTCAAAAACTAATTTGAAAGGAACGTGAATTATAATATGGCTACTTTAATTATCCCCGAAGTGTTTGCCGATGCCGTAAACGCTAAGCTTGATTCCGCTCTCCGTATTGGTCGTGTGGCTTTTGATGCTACCCCTACCGTTCCGGAAGCAATGCAGTATGGTGATACTGTACATTTCCCTAAGCTCAAGAGAGTTGTTACCGCTTCTGAGGTAACTAAGGGTACTGCTATTTCTCCCTCTGCGGTAGATATGGCTGACATGAGTGCTACCATCAAGCAGGTTGGTGGCGCAGCTCGTGTATATGATTCTGAGGCGGCTCAGATTAAGGGTCTCGTCATGGACAACATGGTTATGCAGGTTGCCGAGGCTATGGCTACTAAGATTGAGTCTGACCTTGTGGCTGCAATGGATGCCGATATCGTTTACAAGCAGGCTACTGCAGAGGCAAATGCTATCACCAGTGATGAATTGATGGCAGCTCTTGGCTGTTTTGGTGATAACGTCGACACCGTTAACTTTGCGGGTATCGTTATTAACAGCCGTCTGCTTCCTTCTTTCTTGAAGATGGATGCATTCACCAGCGTTGAAAAGACTTACAACAAGGCTGAGCAGGCTAACGGTCTCATCGTTGATGGCGTTGTTGGCTACTTCATTGGCATTCCTGTTATTCTGTGCAATAACGGTACATATGACACCGATGCTAACGAGTGCAAGACTTACATCGTTAAGCGCAATGCTCTGGGCTATGTGTTCCAGCGCGACATCCATATCGAGGAAGAGCGTGAATCTAAGCTGCTTGCAACCGACATTGTTGCTTCCAGTCTCTACGCTGTTAAGCTGCTCGACACTGATGGCGCAGTCGTAGTTCGTAAGACTGTTGCTTAAGATTAACTGAAAACTATCCTTTACCTAACCTTCTCTTTTACAGGCGGGGGTGAAATATCCCCGCCTGTAGATTTTTGCTTAATTTTTCTAAATTGATAGCAGAGCATGACGGTATGAAGGAACAGACTATATTTAACGAGGTGATACTCTTTTATGCTTAGTGCATCAGAACTAAAAAACTATGCCTCACTGAGAGGCTTATCTATTCGAGACATCGAAGCGTATTGCGACTTGGCTGCAGGTCATATTTCAAACATCCTCAACGGCGAACGACCGTTGACTGAAGATAACCACAAGCAAATTGCAGACGCAATCAATGCGGCATATTCCGCAAAACAGAATGGAACATTCAAACGGGCTCCGCTTGATAAAAATAAAAATGCGGTGAAATCTGCCGTATTGGATGACAGCGAGACGAAGTCTTCTCCTAAAACAAAGAGAAGCAACAAGTCTAAATAACCGCTAAGGAATGAAAGGAGGCATCTTCTTATGAAAGGAGCGAGAGATACAATGTACGATTATCATACAAATAATCGCACCTCTATCGCATTGTTATGGAACAACAACTTTTACAGAAGTTGCCGCAATGGTATCGCGATATTTCGCCCGAAAACTACTATCTTGTGTTGACCAACGATATGGATAGTTATTATTCCTGTCGTATTTTGAGTAGGTGTACAAACATACAAATTGGTGGGTTTTACTCGTTCGACAGTGGATTGTATCTCGACTTAGAGAATACAAAAGGCAAAGAACCAATCTATGTAGACCTTAGTATAACAAAAGGTAAAACACTTGATAATCATTACACTTTTATATGTAATCCAGAGGCGATAAATCCGAACGTGATAAAGAGACCCTATTACAAGAAATATAATGGTGGAACTCTCCCTCTCGTATCGGTACTATATGATGATTTCAATGCTTATACAGAATATCAGTGGATGACTCTGCTCGCAGTAGATAGCTTTTATTATGGGTACTACAACAAAGACGGAGCATTCAGAGACATTAACATCTACTGGTATGATATGCTCGGAATTACAGACTATGTTATTCCGATTTTGAAACGTAATACTGCGGATGACTTCACAAAATTTATAGAACAAGAGGGATTGGATGAGCAAATCTACGTGAACGAATGTGGAATGCTCACTTGTAGAAAACATATAGAGCTGCCGACAGGACGGTTTGAATTAGTTCAACCTATCGAAAAACGGTTTATGCCAAAATGGGAGGCGGTCATCCTATATGAAAGGCAAAAAGAAAATATTATGGTTTCCAGCGAAACATACAGCGATAAGTACGTGTTGAATATGAAGAGTATGGATTCCATAGATGACGAAACGCTCAGACCTTTAACTGCCTGAGCGTTATTTTAATGGAGGCTATTATGGCAAATAAAGACGCAAAAGGCAAAAGCACTCAGTTAGAACAGTCTTTGCTTCAAAAACTCCATGAGATGTTACCGACTCAAGTCAAAGTTTACTATATTGTTTGGAAGTACGCAAAGCACTTACTTCCTAAGAAAATAGATACTTTTGAAGAACTTACCGCAGAGTATAAGGGCTTCACTGAAGGTATGGATGAGGCCAAATGCGAAAGTTGGCTCACGGAAGAGGCTGTACAGGCTGCAGCCAAGTATCTGCTTAAGCGACTGCACAATCAAAAGCTTATAGAGCTTTATGAAATCTATTTCGATAAAGCGAAGAGCGATGTGCAAGCGTTCCAGGCGTTCTCAAAGTTTAGCGAAAAGTTCTTTGAGGAGGACGGCGAAGACGAGCTTCGTAATATATTAAACAACACTGACTTGTGCGACAAGTAATCACAGATTTTTATCAATGCCGGTATTCCATTTTAGGCGTATCGGCATTTGGAGATGCTCCGTTTTTAACTCACTTCAAAATGGAGCCTATACATGGAGGTATAAGATGAATACTGATAAAGGAAATGTTAAAAAGGAATACGATACATATCTCGTAAGAGACGAAGAACTTCTCTACAAATTAGCATCCTGCAGTTTGCTTGATAAGCTCTGTAGGGTGGCTCCTAACAGATACGTTGAAGGTGCCCGTGTGTGGTTCTTCGAGAAAGACCCCTGCGTTGAGAATGTTATCAAGAATTATAGAGAACAAAAACGCAGGGAAGCACGAGGTGATAAGTCTTGACGAACGAAGAGAAGCTAAAACTTATTCTAAATGACCCGCTTCTTTTCATTCAAACATTTATCAAAATCGTTGATAAACGTGGTAAACTGGTGAGTTTTATTCCCAATCCACAACAAAAATACTTGCTAAACGAGATGGACAAGTTCAATGTGGTTTTGAAATCAAGACAGTTAGGCATAAGTGTTTTGAGTTGCGCCTACTCTATTTGGCTTGCAATTCGATATCCGAACACATCCTGCCTCTTGATGGCACACAGTCTGGATGGTGCAGATGGTATATTTACGAAATTAAAGCAACTGTACGGAAGTATCCCGGCATCAATTCGTCCGAAACTTATCAATAACAACAGAAAAGAGTTAAGGCTCGACAACGGAAGTAGAATTACCGTTATATCCTGCGGTACAAAGGAATCTGTACGAGGAAGCACGTTAAGGTTTGTCCATGTGTCGGAGGCTGCGTTCTGTAATGAGAATATTGATAAGCAAATACTGGCGATAGAACAGTGCCTCACACCTGACGGACGCATTATCGTTGAGAGTACTGCCAATGGTTTCAACTTTTTCTCCGATATGTACTCAAAGGCTGCACAGGGCGAGAGTCTGTATAAGCCATTCTTCTTCGGATGGGTAGACGATAGGCTTATGTTCGCAGATGAGTACGCGCAATTTGCAAAACGCTACATTGACTTGCACGGTCAGCTACCGAGTATAGAAGAATTGGACAGTTCGGAATTGTCACTATATCACAGGGGAGCTACGATTGAACAAATTGTATGGAGACGACTGAAAATATCAAACAGTTCCGAGTCTCAGTTTGCACAGGAGTTCCCATCTACACCCTCTGAAGCTTTTGTGAGCACAGGAGATAATGTTTTTGATAACCAGAAAGTACATGAGCGACTGGAAAATGTAAAGTCAAAATCGATTCCCATGCCACATAATTTACCCGATATCCTGAAGCCTTGGTATAACCGAGGCTTTTCTCTTTGGGAAACTCCAGAATCGGGCATACGTTATTTTATAGGTGTGGATAGTGCAGAAGGATTAGGCGGTAGTTCAGACTACTCTGTGGCAGAGATTATTGACAGAGAGGGCTTTCAAGTTGCGGAGTTCCGTAGCAACAAAATTAAACCGTATGAGTTCGTGGAAATCATCGAATGTCTTGGCAGATGGTTTAACACAGCCTATTTGGTAGTTGAAAAAGCTTCTGCCGGACAAACTGTATGTGACCGACTTTATAACGATGTCCAATACCCACTGATGTATAAGTACAAGAGTTGGGACGCAAGAGGTAGTTGTAAACGCAAGCCCGGATTCGAGACCACCAAGCAAAGCAAGCAGCGAATCATTGACGATTTTGTCGAACTGCATTCCAAAGACTTGCTATGTATTAACTCGGATGTACTCCTTCAGGAGATGAAAATGTTTATATACAAAGACGGCTCTACGAAAGCGAGTATCGGCTATCACGATGATACGGTAATGGCTATGGCAATGGCTCTTTTCGGTGCAAAAGAGTGTCCCGATTACATTGACTATCGGTGACAGATTGAATGAATTGAGGCGGTGCGAAAATATGAACCGCAGATTTAACAATACAAGAGTAACGTGCGGATATTATTGTTATCCGCACTGATTGGAGGAAATATGAAACTTAGGCGTGAAAATAAGCTCTGGTTTATTGACGAAGTTCGCAAGCCGGAGCATAGTGCCAGAATTAGCGAAGTGTTTCGTATTAGAGAATATCTGCTTAGAAAGCACGATATCTTGAGACGACATGACATGGAGTTTAAGGACGACACATTCACCACCAGTAAAATGGTGTTTAATACTATCAAATCTATTGTTGAGGCGCACGCATCTTATGTTATTGGGCGTCAGGTATCTATTACCGGCGAACCTGATATCGTCGCAGACTTCAATAGAATTTACAAGAAAGGTCGTTACGCAAAGGTCGATTACGAGTTGGCATCAGACCTTTATAAATACGGTAACGCATTTGAGTATGTTTACTTAGACGGAGACACGATTCGCTCTCACGTCATTGCTAATGAGGATGCGTACCCCGTATATGACGAACATTACAACTACACTCATTTTGTTGAGCATTGGAAGGATAATACGACCAGAAAGAATCACTATATCGTATACTACCCCGACAGAGTCGAGACATATCACAATCACCAACTCATTGAGTCTAAGGCTAACCTAACAGGATTGCCTATTCATTATGTGGGTCTGGACAAAACCGATGTCTTTGGAGACGGTCTTGTTGCGGATTTGATTCCCATTATGGACGGAATTGAATACTTGATGTCTATGTTAGATGATGCGGCAATCTGCCTCTCGCTCAACCCTATTGGTGTTGTTCAGGGCAAGCGTATCGACTCCAAAATTCCAAAGGATGTTGTAGGAGCTGTGCTCAACCTCGAAGATAAGAGCGAGAGCGATTTTAAGTGGGCTGCAAGTACTCTTGACAGTAACAGCGTTAAGTTGCTTTTGGATAACCTGATTCAACAGTTCTATGCAGTGGCTTGCATCCCTGCGTCTATGTATGGTCAGTCAAACATTTCTAATGTATCTGAAGTCTCTTTGAAGTACCTGTTTAGCCAGACTGACAATAAAGCTCGCAAGACTATCCAGTCTTTGACTGATGGTATGTTCCAGAGATTTGAATACTTCAGAAAGCTCCAGAAGCTTCGTAAGAATCCTGTTGAATACTCTGACGATACATACGACAGTGTAAATATCAACTTCAATCTGAGCAGACCTGTGGACACAAACAGCCTTATGTCCGACCTTAAGATGCAACAGGAAATGGGGGCAATTTCCAAGAGAACTGTAATGGAGAAGTCTCCGTACACGACCGACGTTGCTCTTGAGTTGAAGCGCATCGAGGAAGAGTCTGATAATGCTACAAACAACGAGCCGATTGATAAGAGTGGCATTCATTCTGAAAGCGGCACTGAGGAAGAAGCGAACGAATAATTGATAGTATTGCTCATTGGTAACTGCGTGAGCAATACCGTGGGTGGCGATACGTTGTCACTGGTGGTAGAGTTTACCTAACCAATCAACAAAGGAGATACTATGAGTGAAATAGAATTAAAGCTTGCCGAACTCTCGTGAGAGTTCGGCAAGCTGCACCATAAGAAAATTGCGGAATATAACAAGTACGGGCGGATTACCATGTCAGCGGAAGAATGCGCACTATTTGATGAAACAATAGAATTCATTATCAATACAGGACGGTTCGATTTTCTAATCAGTTGTTTTGGAGAATGTAGTCGATACGATTGTAGCTGGATTCAAAAGGCTTTTGTGACTTGCAAAGACCTAATACCCAAAGACCAGCTCTACGATTTTACACTGCAGGTGTATGTAAAGAATGGTTTTGACTTTCCGCGTGAATCAATTATTGAACTGATGAAAATTCGCCCGAATGATTATCTGGCTAAGCTCCCAGATGAACTGAAATCCACAGACCACATTACAGTTTACAGAGCATCTACAACACCGCCGAAGCATATTGAAAAGGTCTCTGCCGAGTTTTCCTGGACAATAGACCCCTATGTAGCAATGTATTGGTATCGATATAGAAAAATTGACCTTGGTGAACCTTGTTACATCTACTCGGGTGAGATACATAAAAACGACATCATCGCCTATGTTGGCAATGGGGCTCAGTGCGAGGTGATTCAACACGGCAAAGTGAAAGAGTTAAAGCCGATGGACGAAAATTGCCTTAGTATGCGGTGTGAAATGTACTCAATCGGGTATGGCGATGATTCCGACAATCTTTGCTCCGGAAGGAATATGTGCAAACAACAGGCGAAGGCACTGGGAATTCAGGATGGTTCAACAAACTATATATCAAATCCCAACGCATTTATGGCAGATATGGGTGAACTATCCCGTGCGCTGAAGGAGTTTCATAAGAATATTGATATTAGCAGACAAATCATAAGTGGTAAATTTAGATTAAACCAGTAATCTTATATGCCGCCTGTGCTAACAATGCAATGTAACTATGGAAGCCAGGAATATGATAACAGGGCGTGCGTTCTTGAACCGCCCACATTTTTGATAGAAAGAAGGTGTTGTAATGCAACTTGAAGAATTTTTTGACTATAAGAATCAGCTCATGGAAGACTTGTTAACCAATAAAGAAATCATCAGACTGCTTGATGATAACTTTACTGTAATCGAGGAACCACAGACTTTAGCATATAAACAAGTGCATCCGTATGAATATATCCCGGAAGTAGTTGACGAGGGGCACACGTTTATTTGTTTCGATGTGGATATCTCAAAGACGATGAACAAGACATTCATGCAGCCTGTTTTATACATATGGGTTTTCACACATAAAAGCAAAATGCAGACGCCGAGCGGCGGTGTGCGTACCGACAAGCTGTGTTCCGAGATTGCAAAAGCAATCAACGGAAGCAGATATTATGGACTTGGAGAGCTTGAAATGTATTCGGTTAAGCGTTTTTGTCCCATCACAGACTACATCGGTAAGGTGATGATGTTCCAAACGCAAGAGTTTAATCGTCAATCCCCTACAGGTAAGGCTATTCCATCTAACAGAAAGGGGCATTAAGATGTTTGCAGACAATAAAACCAAATTGCAAAAGCTCCATAAAGCCTATGCGAGACCCGATGCCACCATGACTGTCGGGAAAAACGAAGATGACAAGGTGGTATTTTCGGTGCAGTACAGATTATCGATGAACGAGGCGCAAAACTTCGTTGACAATGTGTGCGGCTGCATTGTAAATCCAGATATCGGGACATTTCACCCAGAGATGAAGGATTACTATATCAGGGTTGAAACAATAAAGAGTTATACAAACCTGAACACACAAGATGAGTGTCAGTGGTGGGATATTGTATATGGAACGCCTATCTTTGCTATGATTACCGGTAGCGATAAACATCCAGTGGTCTTTGATGGGCGTGAATACGACGACAATATGGTGATTGATACGGAACAATATGAGCGTATATTGGACGCAATCGACCAGAAAATTGCGTATTACATTAAAAGAACTCCGGGTTTGACGGAATAAGATGCTATGCAGCCGAACTTATTCTCAGGCGAGATATTGCCTGTTATGAGTATCGGCTGCTTATGCTATTTTGGTAAGTTTATTTGTTTGGGCGTGACGGTGGACGAATCGCCCTCGATTTTATATATGTTAGGAGGCTTGCCTATGAATAATAAAGATAAGAACGACACGAAGAATGTTATTGGTACTATATGCGTGGATGAAGACGGCACACAATACTTTGTTGTTGGGAAGATTCGCATAAAAGTGTCGGAACACTTTGCAAATAACGGAAAGACTTTGACGTATCTAATGGAAGACGTCATTCAACACGCTGCGGTCGCTGGCTAACAAATTACATCAAAAAAGTACATAATTTGGACAGTTTTCATTTTAGCACTATATTTTTTCTCACGTTTATGATATACTTATATTAAAGTATTGTATAAGCGTGGGTTGTTTCTTTTTAAGGAGGATTTGGCGTGAAACAACCGTACAATACAACAATGACATACAATACGGCTCTCTATTTAAGACTGAGCCGAGATGACGAACTACAGGGCGAAAGCGGAAGTATCCAAACACAGAGGATGATGTTGCGACAATACGCTTCGGAACATGGGCTTTCAGTAGTAGATGAGTATATTGACGATGGGTGGTCTGGAACAAACTTTGATAGACCCGGTTTCCAGCGCATGATAGATGATATCGAAGATGGGAAAATCAACTGTGTTGTAACCAAGGACTTATCCAGATTGGGTAGAAACTATATTCTAACGGGTCAGTATACCGAAATCTACTTTCCGAGCAAAGGCGTTCGCTATATTGCCATAAATGACAATGTCGATACCATCAATGGAGAAAGCGAACTTGCACCGTTCTTGAATATTCTAAACGAAATGCACGCTCGTCAAACAAGCAAAAAGGTTAAGGCGGCGATGCGTACAAGATTCGCAAACGGAGCACACTATGGTGCATATGCACCGCTTGGATATAGGAAAGACCCCGAGAAAACTGGGCACCTATTGATTGACACTGAAACAAGATGGATTATTGAAAAGATTTTTGACCTTGCACTACACGGAAGAGGAGCCGCCTCGATAACACGAATTTTGGTAGAAGAGCAAGTCCCCACTTCTGGATGGTTGAACTATACACGATACGGCACATTTTCTCACATTTATGTTGGAGCATCTGAAGAAAAGTCTTATGCGTGGACTATCGCACAGGTGAAAAAGATTTTGAAAGATGAAGTCTATATTGGTCACAGCGTTCACAATCGTCAAAGCAGTATCTCTTTTAAGAACAAAAAGAAGATTCGCAAGCCTCAAGAAGAGTGGTATCGTGTAGAGAACACACACGAAGCAATTATTTCCGAGGATGCGTTCCGTCAGGTTCAAGAGCAGATTGTCAATCGACGTAGAGAGCGTAAAAACGGAATGACACAGATATTCGCTGGACTGGTAAAATGTGCAGACTGCGGTTGGTCGTTGGCATACGGAGAGAACAAGCAGAACAAAACACCGTATGGTTATTACCACTGCAGTAAAAACGGACAAGGGCTGCGTCAGTGTTCTATGCACTATATCCGCTATGATGTGCTATACGCATATGTGCTTTCCAGATTGCAGTACTGGTCTAATCAAGCCCAACAGAACGAAGATAAGCTCCTGAAGCATTTACTAAATGCAAGCGACAAAGAGCGTAATGCGACTAAGAGAAAGCACGTTTCCGAATTGAAACGAGCAGAAAAACGCAAAGCCGAGATAGACAGCTTGTTTGCTAAGATGTATGAGGATTGGTCGTCTGGTCGCATATCGGAATATAACTTCAATATGCTTTCTGAGAAGTATCAGGCAGAACAGATTGAACTGGATACTAAGATTAAGCATTATCGAGAGGCAATCGAGGCTTCTGAACAGACCGCTTCTGACGTAGGTAAATGGGTGGATTTGATTAAACAGTACATCAACCCATCTGAATTAACTTCCGACCTACTTAACACTCTAATCGAGAAGATTGTGGTACATGAGGCTGTTAAAAAGGATGACGGAAGTCGAGAACAAGAGGTCGAAATATTCTACCGCTTCATCGGCAAGATAGATTGACTTATAAAAAAACAATATCTTTAACTAATGGAAACGGGAATCGGTTTCCCGGATGTATCGCTATTTCCTGTTCTTGCTGAGCTGTTTTCTGTTCCGATCGGTTTTTTGTTTGGAGAAGACTGGGAGCATACCGACCAAAGCGCACTTTGCGAGAGCAAAATGGAGTTTGACAGTTGCAGAAGCATTCATGTATCACTCGGAAACATCTGCAAGGTGGAATTTGTCAACGCAGAGATTGTCGGATGCAGAATTCACGCAAACGGAGACAGCGTATTTATCCGATATTTTGATGTCGAAAAGGTTGACGGAAAAATCCTTGTCAATATTAAAAACCCATGCGGATCTGCCGTTCATTGGGAATCATACGACCGAAAAGGTTATCAAGGCGAAAACATTGTACGGATCTACGCCAAAGAACCTAATATTTTATCGCTCAATTATCTCGACTTGCAGTGCAAAAGTCAAACAAACGATGCGGGCAACTATGAAATTGTTTGCTCACGTTAA